GTAACTATACACAATACAAAAAATGTGTTGAAGAATTTATCCTACATAGTATGAGAAGTAAGGTCAATATTAAAGATCTTATTGAATATTCAAGACAATTTTGTCAAACAATATATAATAAAAAACTAAATAAAAAAAAGATTTCTAGTGAAGAGCATCACACTTTCAATATTTCTATACTCACACTCATTCGTCTTGAAATCTATGATGAAGATCAATTAGTACTCATATGTAAAAATAAATCACGCAAGAGATAAAAATCCATTTTCATCTTCAGTAGTATATGTAAAGTCTTCTTCTTCCGCAGAACCTTCACTATCACTGTACTTACATTTAGTAACTCGCTTCGGAGGCGTCCAGTCCTCGTCAAATAAATCCTCAAAATGTATCTGTAACTTCGTAACTAAATCACTCTTTTTGTGTATTTTTAATATTTTTATTATTTCTTTTACATCCGCTGCGTAAATGTTCTCCATTTATGATAGCTTACATTTTTTATTTATCATTCAAGAAATATAATATCTTTTTCTAAGTTCATTTTCCAACAATAATAGAAACAATCAAAATTACATTTATTTTCAGTAGGAAGTATATTTCCTTCATCATCTGTTTTTACAAAATGTATTCTTCTTCTTGGAATGATAATTTGTATCTTTTCATCTTTGAATAGATTCCTGAAATATTGTGCTGTAATCATACTACAAGGACAAATAATCATAAATGGTTTTCCAAGTTCTTTTAATCTTGTAAATACTTCTTTTTTTAGACTAAATGGAGGATTTGTAATAATAATATCACCGTGATTTGCTTGAAAGAAATCTTCTTCTTTACAAATAACATCAAAACCAAGTTCAGTAAGAAACTTTGAGGAGTTACCATTTCCAGCGAATGATTCCCATATAACTTTATCTTTTGGAATAAATTGTTGTATAGCTTCCCAAGCAGATTTGGGAGTCATATAGTTATCGTGTTTAGTGAATGTCTTAGTGTGGAAGGACGCCATTAATATCTTACAATATTATATTTAGGATAATTATTTGTAGTTTAAAACAAAATTATTCAAAAGTGTATTCAAAAAATATTTATCTCTCAAATATCTCATATTGATTTTAAAACATGTAAAAATTATCATTTTTAAAAAACATATGTTTTTTTTACGACCAAAAATAATAGCACAATTTAATACTTAAGAAACATTATTTACCACTAAATAATGCCTGAATTATATTCAATGGTAATTGATTTTGCTTCTGAATTTTGTATATTATAGCACTATTATCATCTACACGTGAGAAAGTACCGTCGGGATCACATATTGCTGTTGTAATTGTACTTAATGGCTTTTGACGTGTCATTGTAAACTCCAATGAACTATCTTGACTTATAAAAAAATCACCCGAATCCGTAGATTTCAATACATGTGCTATTACTGGGAGTTTCTCTCCACTATCCAATGAACCCATATAATAAGCATCATCTATTAAATCACTTCTTATCGTATAAAATGGAGCAAGCATTTGCCTTGGTACTCCTTCAGCAGTTATTATTAATGAATCACTATCCACTATAATTGGATTGAAATACTGATAATATGATTTAGCAGGTGATTTATGATCATGTAAAACTAATGATGATGCTATATTTGGGTGATACATCTCAGCCCCCCATATATTCATATTAAACCGCAGTGTATCTTGAGCTTTTACAACTGACTGAGTTGTAACTCTATTTAATGTTTTGCTATTAAATGTATTTATTCTATTTTGTAATGTGTTACTAGCATTTACAGGTGATTGTAATTGAGAATATGTAAATCCTAATATTCCCATTAAGGACTTGTTCCAACTTTCTTCATCAATACCGAAACTTTCTATCGCTATACCACTCTGACAATCCATAATTGAAAATGGATAGATATTCTTATTCGGTAAATCAACTTCAAGAGCAGTTGCTGTCGCACCACTCGTATTTTGTGGTGTAACTGTTTTCTTTTGTGGATAAGGACTCATTCCGGGACAGTAATTTTGTCTTTGAGTACGTTTATTAATTTTATAAACTAGTGCGTTCCCATTATCATTTTTTACAGGATTTTTCGTAGCATCAGACCCTGCTCCTCCATTATTACCAAGATATTCAGGTGTATAAAATTCAGTAAATCCAAATCTATCTTTTGTTGGATCATAAGTTAATTTAGGATTTGATGAACCAAGATACATTTGATTGATAGTCGCAGATCTACTAGCAACGTCGTCGAGCGTATCCCCTGCTCCTACATTATTCTGAAGAATAAATCCTATTTCTAAATTTCCTTCCATTTCATTTACCTCTAGTGCTGTTGGTGTATATAATCCTATAGCAGCATTACCATAAGCACTAAAATGAGGATCATATCCAATATGCCGTTTATATTTGTTTTTATCATAAGAAGCATTCCCAACAGCTTCATAGCCACCAATAAAAAATCCTGAAGCATTATAGTATCTTGACGGTACTCCGCCAACACCTTCAGTTGTAATCATTATATTTCCTACTGCCTGTCCTGTAACACCTCTCCAATTTAAAAATGCTCCGTATGATAATTTTTTAGATACTGAATTATACTCTGGTTCTTCATAAAATGTATTTTCATCATCTTTGATATATGTTATAAATAATGGCTCTGATGGTGTATTGTATTTGATTGCTACTGACTCTGTTGTTGTTGAAGCATTCATATCTGAACCAAACTCTTTTCTATCTGAGGCTAATGTTTTTGATGCGTTTTCATACGCTTGTACCATATCCAAATGTAAAAATCTTGAATTTGTCGATGTTAATCTTGGACTATTATTGTAATATACCCCTGAAGCGTTCCTAAAATCCCAAAATTCAGGATATAATTCTTGAGTTTTTAACCATTCAGCTAATTTCTTACAATTTTGATCTGTGTATGTTACATTAAAAACAATTCTCATTGTAGTTCTTCCAGATACATTATCATTGCTTACATGTGTTATATATTTATATCTACCACCTTGAAATATATTGTCCCCCCAAGAATCACGTCCAGTTTCTACAAAGTCAGGTCTTTTGAAACATACATTTTGAAATGAATTCATCCAATTTAACACAGCTTTCGTTGGAACTGGACGAGGTACGCTATTATAATTGTAAGCCATAGCATTAGTATAATTAACAATATTAAATGTTGAATTAGCACAATTAAATGGCTTGTATGTATCAGTTTTATAAATTGCTCCCAATACACCTTGTCCCTCATATGATGTGAATGTTGAAGGATTTAACCCTCCATTCCATTGTTCGTATTTTTGAATAGCACTAGCATTTTGTAATGAATCTGTAAATGTTTCAGCAATAAAATCAGCACTTCTTCGTCCTTTTGGTATTGTTACACTTTTTAACTCCCTATAAGGATAATATGTAGCCACAGCAGGATCAATACTTCCATTTCCATTGTGTGATTCATATACATCTGGTGAGCTGGGCACAGTTGTATTAGGATTATAATAGGTTACACCATCTCTTACAAATAATGTATATTTTGTTCCGTCTTGCCTTACTTTTAATAATTCACGATTATCTTTCCAAGCATTATTCCACACTGAACTTGCGTTACGATCTCTTCCGTAATCTTCTTCTACTATTGTACCATTTCGCTGTTGGTGTATCGTAGCACCAGTTTCATGACTATCAACGAAGTCATATGCTTCTTTTTTTTTCGAAGCACCAAATCTTCGTGGTAATGAAAAACAATTTTCTCCATTCGTTGCTTTAAAATAATTTAATGTCATGTGTACTTCATTATCATGAAGATCTGTAAAATGTGTAAATTTTTGCGTTCTTACAGCATCATATGTATTTAAAACATCAGAATATCCATCATTGTTGTAATATTCATTTAAATTGTATGGTATAAATTTAATTAAATGTGGTATTCCAACTCTTTTTATATAATTACCTTTTAACTCTATTGTATCATTTCCAGCTCCTACTTCTGATATCATAGCACTATGAACTGATACTTTATCACCAGCATTTAACATAAATCCTTCTTCAACTTTATTCATAAATAAAGCATTATTACTATTATTACCAGATCCCACTTCAACACTGGATTTACGGGAACACTCCAGTAATTTTAAATCAGTATATTGTTCAGTCTGTACCTGATTTGCCATTTAAAAAAAGTAAATATAAAAAAATTAACGAGTTATTTAGTTAAAACCACGTAGAGTGGCGAATCAAAGGAAGCCGCTTGTAAGGAAACCATTTTCTAATGAAGCAACCTTTGAAATTTCAATAAATGACCTTTGTGTGTATGATTTACCAGCCGCAAGAGCAGGTAGTGAATCTAACTTCGTAGTAAGTTCAAGACCACGAGCATTGACACGTCCAGCGGGAAGACGATATGCCTGAAAGAAAAAGTTGCTCGCAATACCACGCGAACCATTCTGGGCGTTTTGTTCGAATGAAGCACTACTAATCGTATTACCTTCTCCAGAGTACTCTTGACGAGTTACAAATGGTAACGAGCCCATAGCACGGGAAGTCTTATCAAATAACACAGCACTATTCGATAAATCAATCGGGAATACAAAGAAATCATTCATACGGATATTGGTTGTAAGAGTATCATTCTTCTTAGTACCACTTGAATAATCCTTAGCAGGTGCTACAGCAGCATATTTGTTAAGAACATATCTTTCAGATCTATTATCATCATTGATAAAAGTCATAACCTTGGTTACAATACGCCCTGCGCCACCGAGGTTACGAACACTGTTCTTAGCATCTGCTACAGATAAGGTAGTCTTGGTTAAACGGTAATCATTGTAAGTAAAGTTAGTTGGCTGTGAGTTGTACGCCTGTAACTGTTGAGACATAATTTCACCATCATAGAAAATGTAGTCAGCAACAAGTTTAACTTCAGTTGTATCAATCTCAACACTTGAACCAATCGCAGCCTCATTAGAATTTACAGATATACGACCGCCAACCTGACCCTCCCAAACAAGTTCAATTGAGATTTCTTCTTTCATTGCGAATAATGGAAGATTTAAACCCTTCATAAATGGGAAAAGCTCCGCAAGAGTTACAGAGAATACTGGTTTGTTGTTAATATCCAACTCGGCTGCTACATCAAGATTGCCTCCGTCATATTCTAACTGATTACCTAATCCATACTCATTCGCCGCAGTATTAGACCAGCTCCCAGCAGTACTATCATATCTAAACTCGTGAGCCACTTGACGACCAGACATGTATGCCTCGCGGTCTCTGTTGATTTCATTGGATAAGAAAATACTTTCAAAAGCCTTGAAGTGATTGTAATCATCTAACTCAGAGATAGTATTACCACCGACCTTTAAAGTAGCTCTTTTAATTAGTGAATGAACACCAATATTAAGAGGGAAGAAAGCTCCAACAGTCGTTGAAGCATTACCCTTTACACATAAGGTAATACGAGAACCATCATGTAAATAACCTTTATTTTGTAAAACAAATCGGCAGTTGCTCTGTGTATTAACGACAGGATCTAACACATCGCTTGTAATATCCATAGCCATATTAGATTGAATAGCTCCTACACGGATTAAATCTGGAACATTGGACGAGTCCATTTTTGGTGGTGAAACAGGAACAGTTTCTGAAACATCAGGGTTCGAATTAGACATAGACATTTTTTATAATATCTTTGAATATAAAAATAATTTTAAAAAAAAAATTAATCACAAGGATTTACTGAACCACTTGGAGACCTTGGGGACTAAATACAAGAGTTTGTCTTGAATGAACAAAAAGGAAAAGAGCATTTGGAGAATCCGTAGTCAAATTGGTCTCCATCTGGATACCAAACGGAGTTGTGCTAAAATCCTCGCCCACACCAGTACCAGTGGTGTCAAACGGCACGCCGATACACTCCATAACACCACCGTCAGCCGTGAGTGGTGGAACTGCTCCCGTGTATAATCTGTTTGTGTTAATCGGTGATATTTCTGCTCTTAGATTTAATCCAGATGTAATCGAACTACGAGCAAATGTTACAACTTCGGGATCTACAGTAGAAATAGAAGGAGTTTCTTTTACATTTGTATCAATATTAAAAGCAATAGGCATACGCATACCTGCTTTGGTAAAGATAATTTGTTTAATGTCTGCCTGTGATCCGTCAGAGTTCAATGGAGTTGTCGTAGCATACGAGTTGTATGCTAAGTTATTTAGATACTTACTCGGACACATATTCATAAATACACCGAGGGTGCGAGATGTACCAAGGTTGAAATTGACAACAGCATTAGCACTGTTAATTACATTGAAATAAGACGTGATAGCATTGTACGTAAGTTGTCCCTGTGGTGGGAGCATGTTTCTGGGATCAGGTGGTACAACTAATTCACAGTGAAGTCTTAGGTTCGATAGTTGGTAGTAAGCGTCGGTAAGTCCAGTAGTTGTGCCGTTCTGAGCGTATAGAACCTGAGCATCAGGGGCAAGATTTATGGAAATTTCAACACCCCCAAGCGAATCAGCACTAAGAGGTATCATGTTACCTGAACTTAAAAAACCTGTTGGTACATGAATACAAAATCTCGATCCATGTTCTGTTGCTGGAAAATCAACAAGTTCTCTCTTTTGAGTTTCATAGTTAGGTAAGGTAAGAGCCATCTCATTCAAGTGAGAAAATTTATCACTTTTAGAATTTACATAGGGAATGTACGTAGAAAGAAAACGTCCATAATGATTTACAGTTTCAATTACCTGTCTAGACCTCTGAGAAGTAATCGTAACTTTATCCATAATTGAATAGACTGCTAATTTTTCATCAATTGCTAATTGGTCGGCAGTAGTTGGTTTGGTATCATTAGCATCTTTGAAGAATTCAATGTCACCACTAATACGAACACTACCAGCGTCTAAAAGGTGAGGCTGTGCTCCAATTAAAAATGATACAATCGGGTTTCCCTTCTTGTACGAAACCTTTTGGGTTGAATTAACATTACTCGGTTGGATTTCTTGGTATATGATTGACATGTTTTATAGGATAATTATATAATTATTTATATGATTATTTTTCAAAAAGTTTAATTTAAAAAAATACAGTTACTATCATACCTCGACGGTTATACTATCAGCACGAATATTTATCCTACGTATATGATACACGAATGAGCACCAAAGCTTATCCTTTTTAGGAGCATTTACTGTATCTTGATAATATACATTGAGACGACAATCCTTACCACGCATGTCGTAAGTACCACTATTAAGTGATAAAGCACGACCAATACAGAAGTTTTCACTAAATCGTGATAAGTCCATAGCTGGCATCTGTGCCTGAGCAAGTGCTTTGTCTAATTCAATGATTGGAATTGCTGCTATTGAGTTATTATCACTAATCTTAGTAGTATTTACATTCAATGAAGGTTGATTACGGCCATCATAGAAGAAGAAGTACTCGGTTAGCCTATCAGATATACCTGCTATACCAGACTGAGTAGAATGTAATGCTATATCAGTCCCTGACTTGATTTCGTACGTACCAGAACCACTAATGGAATCACGAGTAGAATAGACACTCGCATCAGTTGGAACACAGATGATAGACCTTGCCCTTTGGTGATTAGCAGGGATACCAATGTTAGCAACACGATCACCCTTAAGTTGTGAATAGTTATATACCTGAGCAGATAAGAAATCATAAACCATCATTTTACCTTCTCTCATATTTCTTTGAGCTTCTGCTTTAGCCTGTGCTCCCATATCAATTTGATTGAGTACAAGTTCAGCATTGGATATTTCATAAGTTGGATTGTATGTAGTTGCTGCTCTTACTGAGGTAGAATACATAGCCCAGTTACCAGCATTTGTAAGTGAAGCACTCGGGGTCACAGCATTCTGTAATGTAACCTTAACATACTTATTAGCACCAGTACCTGCCGTAGATAATTCTTTAATAACAGCAGGAGCATCAAAAGTTGCTTTTGTTCTATCAGTTACCTGAGCCATTTCAAAAGTTTCACCAACAACAAATGGGAAATTTGGCACCTCCCAGTTGTTATTATCATGTTTTACATAGAATACATTTGATGCCGAAGAATTACCCCATGTTGAAGGAGCAGCCGTAGAAGCATTGAGAGAATGGAAAATTGGATTTAATGGGATACGTCTTTCGTAACTTACTGAGTCCAATTGTCTGAAAACACGTTTGTTTTCACTTGTAAGAATAGTTACAAATAGACCATTCATTAATCCAACAGGAACAACTTTTTCATTTTGGAAAAGTCCAGTGTGTAGTGGTAGTTTTAACTTACACTTGTGATATAATGAGTTAGTAAATGAAGTATTAGTCGTTGAACTGGTTACAGCCTGATAGTATGGACTAAACTTGTGATTGGTTAAAATAGACTTTGAAGTACCACGTGTACCACGAGTATCAGGCGTCCAAATACCAGCACCTTCATTTAATGCTCGTAAATCCTTAAGAGTTGGATTAGAATGGTACGCATACTTAGTTGCTACATGGACTGGGTAGTGTCTTATTTCTTCAAGAAGTTCAGACTTGTCACCTGAGTGGATACGGATAGTATCAATTAATACCTGACCGCCAATGAGTTCGTCAAGTTGAAGACGAGTGTTAGAAGCAGAAGCATCCTGTGTGATTTGAAAATCAAACTGTAGGTATGAGTTCTTCGGCTTGAAAGCGTCAACATTCGGTGGGATGTAAAATTCAATTAATTTCTGTGCGTTGTACGATAAACCATTTTGAGAAGGTATCGCAACATAACTTTCTTTAAGTGGTATCTTATTGTCGGCGACGAAGAATCCTGTGGTTTCGGACATATTTATAATATGGTTGAATATAAAAATATTTTAAAAAAATTAATTATTAAAAAACTGTTCTTATCCAGTCCTTACATTAGCAAAAGATCCAGCAAGAGAACTCTGTGCGGTCTGTTGAATAGTCGCTGGAGGAGGAGTAGTTTGATCTGATTGTACCTTTTGTTTTGTTTCAACAGCATTGCCTACTTCATCAAGTACTCCAGATGCTGCTTGAATACCAGAACCAACAACTCCCAATATTTGTAGTCCGGGTACAAATCCTAACATGTCAAGAGCACTCCCACCAATTGCTCCAATATTAGCAATTTTTTCGGCTAAATTATCTCCAGCAAGACCTTGTCCTGCTTTTAATGATTTATATTCAGCAGCAACATCTAATCCAGCCGTAGCAAGTCCTCCAAGAACACCAACACCTTTACCAATTGCTCCTGCTACTTTCAATCCAGTACCTGCTGCTCCTTCTACTGCTTCACCACCAGCAACAATGCCTTTACCTTTAGAAAGAACATCTGAACCTTCTTCAAATGTACCTTCACTAGTTTGTATCGCAGCACTTGGTTTTTCAGCCATTTCATCAATTGCTTCACCCGAACCCTCGGCAGGTGCTTTTGGTTGTAAATCATCACTTGTCGGTTTAACCTCAGTGAATCCGGGTTTACCAGCATTAGCAACTGCTTCTTTGTAATTATTTACAGATAATGCTACATTACCTAAGGCAGTTACTTCACTAGCACCTTCTTTAATTCCTGTCAAAATACCAATTTCTTTGTCTTGATCTACTGCTGTAGTTACTGCTGATTTTGCTCTACTTGCGTTTAAAGCATTAGTTTGACGAATAGTATCGTTCAATTGTTCTACACTTTGTGACAGCATGTTACCTTGTGAAATAGCATTACTCATATTGTACATGTCAAATCCCATTTTTAAGTTATACTGAAGTTAAACAAAATAAAATTAATCATTCTTTTCTATTTTTTTTTCTTCAGCCATCTTCTTTTGAGTAGTATCTTCTACAGACTTTACCGTCTTTTGTCCGCCTGTTACAACGACCTTCTCAAAGTTTTTAAAGAGTAAGGGAGGATTTGATAGTTTCATATAACAAAAATCATACTTATTAGGAGTACATTGATGGTAATATTTTAACCATTCTTTGGGACCATGGAACTGATCTCCATACTCCTCGGCAATAGCATTCAATTCACGTTGATTTGGAAATGGGCTGCCGACTAACACATCCGTCGAATTTGCGCGAATAATTGGATCTACAGCCCCCCTGAACTTTTGTACTGATATCACAAGTAATTTAATATTGTAATGACGAGATCTTGTTACTAAATTAGCAACATGTTTATCCATTATACCAACACAATCATCAAGTACCATTGCTATCTGTGGTCGGTCTTCTTCGTCGTACTCCATTTGTCTATTTGTAATATCATGTATTAACTGAGGACTATACGTATCATAACATGTAAATCTCTTTTTCATAAATCGTGATGTTCTATCTAAATGTATCGTAGGTGATATTACAATGACATCATCAAAAAATTCTTGTCCGTAGAGGTTATCATTGAGAAAGAGATTAGAAATAATCGTACTCTTACCGCAACCCCGAGGAGCTAACATGAGAAGCATTTTACCTTCTCCGGGTATATTCACCCCTACATCAGGTAAATGTGGATGATGATATTTGGCTTGACCGTTATTTTCAGACTTGATAGGAATTATTTGTGGATAATCCATATTTATATTATTATATATAACTTACAAAAAAATATTAGTGTTATTGAAAATTAAAAATGTGCTTGGAGGCGAAACCTTGATCCCCTGCGTACAACTTTGGAGGATATACAGCCTGTCTAATGACTTCTTGTGCCTTGGCTTTTTTTATTTCTTCGTCTTGCTTTTGTTTTTTAATTCGTTTGCGTTCTTGCCTCATCATTTCTTGTTTTAACAATGCCTCCTCAATTGCCTTTTGAATAACTGATTCATCTATTTCTGCCTTTACAGGAGTTGGTGCCTCGGGCGGTACATCATTTACAATATCCTCCATTTCTTTTATTTTTTGTTCTTTTTGTTTCGCAGTGACTTTACTTTCTAATTCTTTCATCTTTTTCTTTTCTTCGGATTTTTTTCTCCTGCTTTCAACAGCCTTTTGACGAGCAACAGCAAGTTTCGCCTTGTGAGCCTCAGACATTTGTCTTTTTGGCTTCGCTTCCTTTTTTACAGGTTTGATTACAGGCTCAACTCCTTTCTCTTTTCTCTTTTTTTCGAATACCTCATCGGTATCGATATCTCGTACCTCCATTTTAATCTCCAATTCTTCTGGGATTTGATCTTCATCGCTTTCAACAATTAGATCAGGATCATTGACTATTTCTGGTAAAACGTCTGCCATTTCTATATTTTACTAAACATTTTTATTAATCCTGACTAAAAATATTAATAATTCTTTCTAAAACTTCTATTAATTACTTTTTCTATATATTAATTTCTAATAGATTATTATTACTTCTTGGATCTCCACCCCAAGACCAAACATATTGTCTTCGTTGTTTGTTATAATCAGATATACGTTTTTTATTTTTTTGTATATACTCTTTACGTTGTTGTAATAATTTTTGTTTGTTTTTTTCATATCTTATTTTATCATATTGTTTTTTGTCTTTTCCTAAACCACAAGGTAAATCTTTATTTATACAATCATATTTTTGAATATATTCACCTTCCAATTTCAATAATTCCAATTTATCATTATATTCTATCTCTTCAAGTATTTCAATTGTATGATTGTATTTATCAAAACCATATTTAGTAAATGCTCTATGATGAAAACTATTTAATCTTTCTTTCATAGTTCTTTGTGTTGAACCAATATATGTTTTATCATTGCTTGTTATTTTATAAACAATTCCTTTCATTATTTAATGTAATATATAGAATTCTATTTAAGTATGTTTTCACTTCTTTTTAGAGCGTATATGTAACATCACAATGGTATCACCTATCAATCCGTTGACAAGTTTATCCTTACGATCAACAATATCAATACTAAATGAATTTACAGGTGTATCTCCTATATTTCCTAAGTCTAGATAAGTCTTCTCTCCGGGTTCGAAATAAAGACCACCTTGCTCGTTACCAGCATTATCGAACCTAGGACAATGATATAATATTTTACTATCTGTACCAGTAAGGCCATTCTTTGAAAGCTGAGTACCTGAACTTAGACGAACAAATATACTATCAGTTGATTTATACACTGGTACATCAGTACTCGTAAATAGTTCAAATGTATTACCGAAACTGGTTGCCTTTACATAGGCTTCACCCAAGAATCCTAATAGTTCTTGAGTATTGTATCCATTGACTTGACGTTCAGGTTGTGTATACAGTTTGGTATTACCAACAACTAATACACAATCAGCATCGATAGCATTACTCGCGTTTATCCCTACAAATGAAAATTGAGTAGCATCTTCCATATCATTGTAAAATCTTGTATCTAATTCACTACATAATGATATTTTACCATTCAATAAACATGTTCTGTAAAAATCCATTGATAAATTATTTCCAGCATTGTCTTTACCTGTGTAACTGAAATTAGTTGGAGCACGACCTTCATAGGTTATTATTGTTGCTACATGTGTTGGTTCTAATCCAATCTTTGGATATAGGTAGGCACATGCTTGATTTACAGGTTTAAAGTAATTTTCCTTTGCTGGAGTTCCAATATCAGGACTACATACCTTAGTTCTTGAACTACCACTAGCACTTAGATAAAAATCTACTTTATCATTTGTGATTTGAAATTCTAACCAATTAAATGACGATGCGTTTACATTTAAATCATATGGTGTTGCGTACGTCGCGCCAGTATATCCATAATAGACAACTTCTTCCATTGATATTTCATCTTCTTCGTCTAAATCACTATGAACAGCATGATATAGTTTGAGATCATTTCCATCCCTTACAGCAACATAATCATAAAAACCAAAATCTTCAGCATTACCATAGGGTGGTTGTTCATTTACTAAATCGGCATATCGATTTAATCCCATAGACCATTCAATACCAGCAGCATTGAACTTAGCAATAAATCTTCCTTGATTAGCACTTAGTGGTGCGTCAGTAAATTGTGCTATTCCACCAGCGCCACCACTTGTTGCTGTCATTACACCAGCACTATATGTATAATCTTCATAACCTGCTTGAACTGACTGGGTTTGTGTCGGTATAGATGAGCTCGGAGCAGTAGTCGTATAATCAAATCGTAAATTGTATCCTTTAAAATCCCCGCCATCTTTCTGGACACTCGCATTGAATGTATCTTGAAAATCAGGATGAAAGATTGCTTTCTTAAATCTTGGTACAAGCATGTCAGCAAAAGCATCTTGATCGTATGTTCCTTCATTCAATGTTATATCATTAACATTTCTTGGTTCTCTGGTATATGCTTCATCGTATGGGTCGTATTGATCGTTTAAATATCTACCAATGTATAATCCCATACGATTATTCGCTCTTGACACATGTGCTTGACCTTCTTTATTGATTTTAAGTGATTGGAGAGCAACTTCAGAGTTAGCCTTAATTATTAAAGGTGACTCTGTAACATTCGTAAATGAGTTCGGTTGTGATATCCCACCTCCATTGTTGAATATTTCATCGTTTGATAGTAATACTAATGACATGTTTTAAAGATATAAATATAAAAAAAATATTCTATTAATAATAAAAAATATAAAAATGCCGAAAAAGAAATGTAAACCATACAACAATAATGATTGTTTCAATCTTGAGAAAGTACAAGAGGATGCCAAAAAGGTTAAAGCAAAAGATATGTTTGAAGGATACAAAAATCCTAAAAAGACCAGCGGTGTAAAAAAGAATGGTAAAACGTCCCAAAAAAGGTACTGAGTGTCAAAAAAAGGTCGAAAATGTAAAAAAAATGGCTTAAATAACAATTTACACCGCCAATTAATAGGCAATATGTAATCGTTAAAAGGGAACAATCAGTAATTTAAAAGGCGTGAAAGGTAAAACACCGCTTCTTCTTTTTTTTAACAAAACTCAAGTCACTTTGTTCCTAAACTTTATTTTTGGTTTTCATTTTTAAAATACTTTCACAATTAATTTTTAACTTTCTGTGTATTACCTTTGTTTGCCTTTTAAACAGACCATTCATCCCTTTTAAGCCTTACATTTTACCTTTCATACAATTCATAATTACTACATTTTTGGCTCATAATTTACATATTAGGCTCTTATTTTACATATTTGGCTCTTTTTTTACACAATTGGAACATTTATTACACAATTATTGAGTGGTTATAATTAAAAGGAGTAACTATATCTATACATTTGTTCAGGGAGGGGGGGAGAGAAGGGGAGGAGAGTGGAAACACAAGAATGTAAAAATAAAATATAAAAATGTAAAACACTTAAAAATAAAATATTTGTAATATCAATGAAACAAGAAAAGCAATTCGATGCCGCAGCGATTCGTATTTTGGATTTAGCACAAGATGGTTTATACTCCTACTCTAGTAGTGATAAATTAACCGATAAACAAAAGAACCTTAAACGTGATGTAAAAAAGATATTACAAGAATGGGTTACTAAAGAAACAAAGAAAACAGCAGCAAAGTTAATCATTGATGCTTTGATTAATCTTAATGCTCCTACAGTACTCCGTGAAGAGAATGCTCGTTTAAAAAAGAAATGTGAAATATTTGAGGAAAAAGAAGGTAACTTTAAAGAAGCAGCATCAGCAATTTATAAAGATGAATTAAAAGAACAACTACGTCAAGAACTTGACAGAGATCGTGAAGAAGCAATTGAAAGCAGTAGAAGGGTTAATCGTAAACTTATGGATCACATAAAGGTTATGGAGGATAGGCTTGCTTCATCAAAGGCAGGTGTATCTGAAGAAGAATACCAAAAGTTAAGAGATCAAAATCTACAATTAAATGAAATCATTGTAGATTTGAGAGAAAAAACAAGTTTATCGAAAAAAGCATTAGAAATAGAAAAGATTTTAAAACTTGAAAAATCAAGTAGTGAAGATAATATTTCAGAAGTTATTTGTGGTGATTAAGCTTTTTGCTTCGCTTATCGTTTAATCTAAATATCTTTTCATGTTTTTATTTTTAATATTTGAATAACTTTCACGTTGCCTACCTATTTGTAATGATGGTGAAATAAATGTATCGTTGACTTGTAACTTATTCCAATAAACATCTAAATAATTATCCCTTATAAGATTTTTTTTTAACTTATCATAACTTTCTTTGAAGCAATCTATTAATATATCATAATAGTGTTTCTTTACAATATAGCAACCAGTGTGTAATCCAAGTGATACTTTATTATAATTCCAATTAATAAATGATTTATCGACAATATCCCCTTCCAACATACAGACATCAAAATCAATATCAGGATAAACAAACTTATCTTTATTTACAAATTCGAAATCGTCTTCACAAATCATAACTTCTTTATATGCTTTTTCTTTTGCTGTCTCCAAAGCATTGATATGTGATAAAACGCAACCATAATATCCTGATGTAGTACAAGTATCTATTGCCTCAACTCTTTCAATATTACGAAACCCATCTAATTCATCTTCGATTTGCTTTTTTCTATCAGGTCTTTTATCTAAATTAATATATAATACAGGAATATTGTGTAACATGGAAACGCCTTTATGTATAATAGCAGAAAAATATTTATGTGATAAAACGCCAAAAATAAATCATCACTACACGCCAGAATACTATGAAATATTAAAAAACAAAAAATATGATAAGGTCTTGGAAATAGGAATTGGTTATCCTGAATTAATGTGTAAATTTACAAATGATAATTACAGAGCAGGAGCAAGTTTGTATATGTGGAAAGAATTTTTTGAAAAATCACATATATTTGGTTGTGATATACGTGAAATACAATTAGACGGGATTCAAACATATAAATGCGATCAAAGTGATACTTTACAATTAGAACAAATGATGAATAATATAGGTGAAGTTAATTTCATAATTGATGATGGAAGTCATATATTAGCACATCAAATAATATCATTCAAGACTTTGTGGAAATATTGTAGTGATCTATACATAATTGAGGATATTCCTCCAGAAAATCTAAATGAAATAGAGAAATTATCAGAACTCTATCCAAATTGTGAATGTATAAAGAAGTACATTCATCCAAAAGATAATCAAGGATTTGTATGTTTTAAAAAAAATAATATATAACTGTAAATGGTAAAATATGATAAAATGATTGTAAAGAGATCTGATAAATCTGGTAAGAAATATGTTGCTGTATTTACAGATACATCAACAGGCAGAGAAAAGAAAACTTATTTCGGAGCAGCAGGTATGACAGATTACTTACTCTCAAAAGACAAAGAACGTCGTTCAAGATATAGGAGTCGCCACAAAAAAGATTTACAAACAAATGATCCTACAAGAGCAGGGTTCCTTTCGTATTATTTGCTCTGGGGAGAAAGCACATCGTTAAGAACTAATTTAGCATCATACAAGAGTAGATTTGGTTTCAAGTAATCACCCTCTCAAAATTTGAATCTTATAATTTATGATTACATATCAATCAAACAAATCACACAAGGTTAAAAACAAATCACAAGCGATGTCATTTGACTCTGTACTCGCGGAATATGAGAAGTGTGTGCTCTCCCCGAACCCTTCAAAGGGGAAAACAAAATTACAGGATTGGGTGAATGGTGATGGAGTAATACGTAGGGGACCCGGATATCTGAGATACTCTCTATGGGTAGAGAATGTTGAACTTACAAGGGTGTATTGTAATTCACACAATGCGGGAAGGGATATGATATGGGAAAAATTGTGCGAGTGTTGGAAGTATTCATATTTTGGCTGCGGCGGTGGTAAAGGGGCGGAAGTTCAAAAATTCAGGGACTCACTTAAATAGTCAAGTAATCACCCTCTCAAAATTTGAATCTTATAATTTATGATTACATATCAATCAAACAAATCACACAAGGTTAAAAACAAGACATCTGCCCGAAAATCATCTGAGATGGAGAAAAAGGCACGACCTCTTTCAGGATACACGCTATTTGGTAAGGAAAACATGGAAAAATTCAAAGAAGAAATGAAAAGTCTTGACACAGAAATGAAATATGTTGAGTATATGGGGAGAAAGTGGAAACAACTCACAAGCGAACAACAACAGGCTTACAAAGATAGGGCGGCAGCTGTGGTCGTTGAGAAGGCCACTAATCAAATTGTACCAATATCTTACCGTGTTTCACATGTAATGAAGTATGGACCTTTTTACTTGTCAGTGCTTTTACTTCTAATTCTTTTTGGACTTTTTTAGAAATAACTGGATAGATCATTTCCGTAGAATAAGGATTTTTATTTAATAGGCTACACATTCTTCGCACTGTAGGCATATCACCAAACTGTGAAACCCTGCGCGCTTCAGTATATACATCGTCAATACTATCAAAATATGATATATCAATTACATATCCTCCCTTACAAAAAGCAATAATCAATTTGGCTGTTTTCATGATTTCAGCCTTGTCTTTGATTGATAAAATTTTTTTTTGATTTGGTTTTATTAAATGTTCTTTTAGGTCCTGTAAATTATTAATACAGTAAAAATGATCATCAGGGATAATATTATCAATTTTATTGAGTACATCTATTAATTCAGCAGACAGTTCTTTTTTGTTTAAATCCTCAGCATCCTCAATCGGTAATTTAAATAATTTTATTAATTCAAGCATATCTCTTCTACTGTGAGTTTTGTTAATATGTGTAATTATCATTGTATATATATACACAATATTTTATTTTGTGTATTTAGACCAATCATCCAAGCTGATGAGTGAATCATGCTCCTTTTCATAGCAATAGGATAATTTTGTTTGTGTTATTCTGTATTTATCGATAAACTCCATACAGAATTTTGAAACTAGATGATCTAGATGTATTTTACGTTTATATTGTATAAAATTATCATAAACATCTTTTAGGATATCTTTACTCAGATATAAACCCTGTGTACCAGTCACTCGATGATTTTTATTTGTTAGTTTACCTCTTCTGAATCCGAACCAAATTAAATCAAAATCATCATATGGTAAATCCTTTATATTTTGTTTCAATCTGACATCATCTTCAAATACAATACAACTTTCACCGCTTTCAATACATTTCGGTAAAACATAATCAATCCAGTTGTGATGTAGTACCCCAGTACGAGGGTATTTATCAGAAATGGTATGTCCGACAATTATTTCGGCATCAATGTCCCAATCGGTTGCTAAGATATATTTCGTAGCAATAGCAAAATCAAAATTCTCTTGGTGAGTTATCAGAAAATATTTCATTTATATGTATATATATTATTTTAATATTTGTTGTAATACTTCTTTAATCGGACCCCCAAGAACAACATTGCGATCCGATTTATCTTTGAACTGATCTTTGTCTATAGTATTACCATCATGACACACGCAAATAATACATTTATCAGCGCTGGTCGGCAAACACGCCTTTTCATGTCCATCAATTAATTTGGTACCTTCCCCTTGTGATGAAACAGCAAATCCACCCATACAGCCCCAATGCTTCTTTGTGTAAACCATAGCAGCCTCATGAATCATCCTCTTTACAGGACATTTTATACCTGTAATTTTCCAATCAAGGTAGGGGTACACGAAACTCATTTCGGGCGTACCTACTAACG